ATTAGTTATGCAGACTGACTAGGCAGACGGTATAGAGACGGCATAACGAGGGCTATACAACCAGGAGGTAACAATGGCTTTAACAACTTTTCAAGGACCAGTAAAATCTTTAAAAGGATTTTACGCAGCTGGACCAGGAACTGTAATAAGCTTAACTGCAGACACAACTTTAACTGTTGCAGCTCATGCAGGCAAAATTATGGTAACTAACGATGCAGATGGTAAATTTACTTTACCAACAATTGATGCAACTGCAGATTCAGGACATACTGGACCAGGTCCAGATGTAAATAATACTAATAACGTAGGGTCTACTTATACATTTATAGTAGAAACTGCTGCTACTGATATGGACATCAAAACCGATGGCACTGACAAATTTGTAGGTGGCTTATACACAGGTGTTGATGACGCTACGGGAAAAACATTTATCTCAGCTTCGGCTAATGATGTTATTACAATGAACGGCACCACTAAAGGTGGACTTGTTGGATCAGTTGTAGTAGCAACAGCTATGGCAAATGACAAATATCATATTACAGGATTCAGTTTAGGATCAGGTACTTTGGTAACGCCTTTTGCTAACGCATAATAATTAATTGAGTGGGGAGAAATCCCCACTCATTTTATAAAACGGAGATAAATTTATGAACATAAAATCGGCAAATATTACAAGTGCCACTACGACAACTGTGTTTAATGGTCCTGGAAGAATAGTAGGAGTTTCATGGGTACAACCTTATAATGTCGCTGCAGGAACTATTACTTTATTAGATAGTTCTACAACCGTGGCAGTAATTGATGTGCCAAGAACAAATGATTCAGATGCTGGAGACAGCAAATCTGTTCAAGGATCTATAATGTTTCCAGGCGAAGGGTTTAGGTGCGAAACAAGCATCAAGTGCACGAATGCCGTAACTACACATGTGACTGTATTTTACGCCTAGAGGTTTAAATGGCTTATTCAGGCACACAAACCTTTAACCTCTCAATAGAGGAAATTATAGAAGAAGCATTGGAGCGCTGCCAATTGGAAGCGCGAAGCGGCTATGATTTAAAGACAACAAAAAGATCCCTTAACCTTATGTTTGCAGAATGGGCGAACCGTGGATTGAATCTATGGACTATTGCCTATGGCACACAGACATTGACAGCTGGAACAAATTTCTACGGAGTTGATCAAAAGGTCGTGGACATTTTGGATGCAACAATCACAACTACAACTGGTGCAACTGCAAACCTGGAAGGTGACAGTAGCACTACTGATGTTTCTGTTGCAAGAATTTCACGTGAAGAATTCATGAATCTTACCAGAAAGGAGAAATCATCAACCGGGGATGCAAGACCCACACAATGGGCCCTGATTCCTGGAACGGTTACAACTGGAGGATCTTCCACCAGTGGGCGACCGCAGTATGACATGACTCTTTTCCTTTATCCGAGTCCGGATAAGGCCTATATTTTCAAATATTTCTATATTGGCAGAATACAGGATGCCGGTGATTATGTTAATAACGCTGATGTCCCTTTCTATTTTCTTCCGTGTTTGACGGCAGGACTGGCTTACTATATAAGCTTAAAGAGGGCGCCAATGCTGAGTGCAAACTTAAAAGCGGTTTATGATGAGGAATTTAAGCGTGCCGCTGAAAATGATCGTGAACGAACATCGTTCAGGGTTGAACCGGCGCAAGCTTACGTACCATAGGAGGTAATATGGTTAAATGCGAAAAATGCGGTCGTGACTGCGATTGTGTAGACAATTGTGAGTGCACAAACTGTGAATGTAAAAAGGAGGAAAAATGAGTAATAGAAACTGGAACTCTCAAACTACCAACACTAGAGAAAAATCTGGTGGGATAAAATCAAATTGGAGTGATAGAGGAACTAATTCTGTTCCTGAAGCTAAGGCTAAGGAAAAGGCAAAATCTGTTTCACTATCTAAAGGAACTGTTTCTGGAACCGTTCAAGGAATGGGAGCCGCCACTAAAGGCGGAAAGTATCATTGGGTCGGATCTAAAGATTCAAAGTGGTAGGATAGATGGCGTACGCTAGAGGAAAATACGCACAATCCATATCAGATCGTAGTGGAATGGCATTTCCCTACAAGGAAATGGTAAAGGAATGGAATGGTGCGCGTGTTCATAGAAGTGAATATGAGCCAAAGACAGCACAGGATCATCCCCGTAAGCATTCTCCCGATAAGGAAGCATTGCAGCATACTAGAACGGATAGGGATGAAAGTGCCGTTGCAACATTATTGCCTTTAAATCCTTTCAGGTTTACGGCAAGTAGCGCAACAATATCAGTTTTTGAGCCTAGCCACGGACGGTCAAGCAGCGATACTGTAAGGTTCAGGGATGTTAGGGGCCATATATTTGGGGCTGACATAGATGAATTAGAGAATTCTAATGGATATAGCATCACAAAAACAGATGATGATTTTTATACCTTTACAGTTTCATCAGCAGCAGGAATAACTGGCAATGGCGGAGGAGGCTATGTCTCTGCTGGACCGGCGACATTGAGCGCATAATGACAACATACGCGGAATTAACACAACAAATTTTAGATTATACGGAAACGAGCACGGACGTGTTATCTTCAACACGAACGGATGATTTTATAGAGCACACGGAAAATAGAATATTGCGGGAAGCTGATATTGATGCGTTTAAGTCTCATCAGTATTCAGCATTAACATCTAGCAATCCTTTCTTATCCCTTCCTGGCGCGTCAGGAATTGGTGCGACTCCAACATCATTAGCTACAATAAGAACAGTGCATATTTATCCTGCTTCAGGAACTGCAACACGAACATTCTTGGAGCAACGTGACATTAGTTTCATGAATGAATATTGGCCAGTTAGAACATCTACTAGTACACCAAAATACTGGTCCTGGTGGGATGAAGACACAATTTATATTGCCCCAACGCCAGATGCAGCATATAATATAGAGATAGGAATTACCAGACTACCAACAAGACTGTCCAGTTCCAATACAACCTCATGGTTGGGAAACAATGCTCCAGTGGCATTGCTTTATGGATGCCTTGCAGAAGCCTTCAAATTCTTGAAGGGACCAGCGGAAATGCTGCAATTATACGAACAATCATATCAACGTGCCCTTCAGGACTTGGTAATAGAACAACAAGGAAAGCACCGAAGAGATGAGTATATGCATGGTGAATTAAAAATACCAGGCATGCAAACACAACAGAAATTCATAGGAGGATAAAACATGGCAATAACCCAGGCTGTTTGCACTAGCTTTAAGCAGGAGATTCTTGTTGAAGGTCATGATTTCACGGCTACGACAGGTGATACTTTTAAAATTGCACTGTACTCCAGCTCGGCTAGTCTAGGGGCTTCCACAACTGCCTATTCCAGCACAAACGAGGTTTCTAATTCAGGAACCTACACGGCTGGCGGTGGAGCGTTGACATCAGTAACGCCAACTACAAGCGGAACAACTGCTCTTTGCGATTTTTCTGATATTTCATTTACATCAGCGACAATCACGGCAAGAGGAGCATTGATTTACAATACCAGCGCTTCCAACAAGGCTGTAGTTGTTCTAGACTTTGGGGGCGATAAGACGTCAACAAGCGGAACATTTACAATTTCGTTTCCAGCGGCAGATGCAAGCAATGCTATTCTAAGATTGGCGTAGGGAGTTTTAATGGCGCTAAAGCTGAATGATAGAGTCAAGGAAACTTCGACAACAACAAGCACAGGCACGCTTAGCTTAAGCGGGGCCGTTTCAGGGTTCGAGACATTTGTTGCGGGAATCGGTGATGGCAACACGACATACTACGCCATTGTCAACCGCGATGAGGACGAATGGGAAGTTGGTCTTGGAACTGTTGCTGATCTTTCAACAGACACACTGGCAAGAACAACAGTCATTTCAAGTTCAAACAGCGATTCCGCTGTTAATTTCAGCGCAGGAACAAAGGACGTATTTTGCACCTTGCCGGCGAGCAAGATTGCTAATTTAGATGCAAATAATAATCTAACAATTGGATCAGGATCCGCGGGCGTTGACTATACACTAACGTTCGATGGCGCGGATTCCGACGGCGTCATTACGTGGATGGAGGACGAGGACCATCTTAAATTTTCCGATGACGTTGTCATAGACAGCACCAAGAGGCTGTATCTCAATGATGAGGGCGGGGAGTATATTTACGGTGATGGCACGGATTTATACCTTACTTCCGGCGCCGATATCAACATACCAGCCAATATTGGAGTTACGTTCGGAAACGACGGCGAAAAGATTGAAGGTGATGGCACAGATTTAACTATCAGCGGCAATAACATTAATCTGACAGCTGTTGCGGATGTTAATATACCGTCCGGCGTTGGCGTTACATTTGCCACAACTGAAAAAATAGAATCGGACGGAACTGACCTTTCAATTACAGTTGGTGCTGGTGGTGATATTAACATTGGATCGGACATTGGTTTAACATTCGGCAATGATGGAGAAAAAATAGAGGGAGACGGAACAGATTTAACTATCAGCGGCAATAACATTAAACTTACAGCTACGGCCGACGTTGTTATTCCTGCTGATGTAGGAATAACATTTGGCACAGGTGAAAAAATTGAAGGGGACAGCACCGACTTAACAGTAACTTCCGGCGCTAAAATTAATTTGACGGCAACATCGGATGTTGTAATACCGTCCGGAGTTGGCTTGATACTTGATGGTTCAGGCAATGAAAAGATAGAGTCTGACGGGACGGATATTTCAGTTAGCGTTGGCTCAGGAGGCGATATTAATATTCCTTCCGCCATTGGCGTTACTTTTGGCGATGATGGCGAAAAAATAGAGGGAGACGGAACAGATTTAACAATCGTTTCCAGTGGCGTTCTTAATCTTGCGGCAGGTGGAACGACAAATCAAATTAAAGTGACGGACGGGGCAATTTTGCCTATAACGGATGATGATGTGGATTTAGGCAGTGCATCCTATCAGTTCAAGAACGCTTACTTTGATGGCACATTGGAGGCGGATGCAATAACAATTGGAGGTACGGCAGTAGCGGCAGGTGGGGCAACAAAGGGCTTCGCAATTGCCTTAGCCGTGGCTTTATAATATAAGGAGGATACATGGCCCAGGATTTTCGGAATGTTTTACAAGATGATTTACCAACATCTCACAATGACACCAATTCATTATTATGGACTGGTGGAAATTATGATGCAATTATTGGTATCAGATGTGCAAACATAAGTTCATCAGCAGTTACTGTTGATGTCTACATTAGAAAATCTAGCACAGACTATTATCTTGCCAAAGGAGCAAGCATCCCACCTGGCGGATCACTTGAATTGATTCAAGGGGGTTCTAAGGTTGTTTTAGCAAGTGGTGACGTTCTTTACGGCATAGCAAGTACAGGTAGTGCTGTAGATGTAATAGTTTCTGGCATAGATACAATAAGCGAATAGGAGGCTTAAATGGCTAAAATTGAACAAGTTGGAGGGATGCTTTATATTGGGGATTCTCCTGCTCCTGAAAATATCCCAGAGCATGATTCACAACTAGATGAGTCACAGACAATAAGCAATGCTGTTCTTGCAGGGCCAGTAACCTTTGCGGCAACAGTAACAATAACAGGTAACGTGGTAATAGTATAAATGGGAACAATAGAGATAGACGGTTCAACGCCAAAGCTGACGATAGGAAATGCAACCGCAGAGGATGCAACTATTCTATTTGACGGCAACGCACAGGACTTTCATATCGGACTGGATGACAGTTCTGACGATTTAGTCATCGGTGTTGGTTCCGCTTTAGGAACTACAACCGCACTGGCGATAGATGAAAATGCAGGCTCAACATTCAGTGGAACTGTAACGGTTGGAGTGGACGATACAGGAAAAGATGTAAAATTCTTCGGTGCTTCTGCCGGTGCATACATGGAATGGGATGAAAGTGCAGACCAACTTAGGATTATGGGGGCATCTGCTGATGCTACTACCAGTACGGGTAAATTGCTTTTAGCCACATCCCTAACAGATATCAATGCGAATGACGTAATAGGAAAAATAGAATTTCAAGCTCCGCATGAAGCCGGAGGGACGGATGCTATTACAGTTGCTGCTTCCATTCAAGCTGTTGCTCAATCTACATTTAGCTCTTCTTCCAATGCGACAGATTTAATATTTTATACAGGACATTCAGAAGCGGCAGCAGAAAAAATTAGGATTACTTCTCAAAATGAAATAGGAATTGCAGGTGCCAACTACGGTACGGATGGTCAAGTATTGACTTCTGGTGGTGCAGGTGCCGCAGTAGCTTGGGAAGATGCAAGTGGTGCTGTAACAGCATTAAATAATGCCACACAAAGCGAATTAGTTACTGTAGGCTCAACAACAACTGAACTGGACGCAGAAGCTAATCTGACTTTCACTGGTTCTGCTTTGACTTGCATAGGAACAATAACAACTGGTGTTGACGGTACAGGACACGATGTAAAATTCTTTGGAGCAACAGCTAGTAGCCATATGCTTTGGGATGAATCGGCTGATGCATTAAATCTTGTTGCAAGTACTTTAGGTGTAGGTGCTGTAGGAACAAAAGATTTAGGTACAGGAATTCATATTAAAACTTCTGATAGTGGATTAAGTTCTATAGACACTACTGGTTCTGATGAATTAGTTATTGAATCAAGTGGTAATACTGGAAT